AGATTTTTTAAACGTGAAATTTTATCGGTTAATCTAATACATAACCCAGTTAGTGAAAATTGTTTGTCATTGCTATTATTAACGATATCTCCGCCTAAAGCTATATTATTTAAACCATAATCCATATGTTTACGAGCAAACATTTCATACATTTCTTTTTGTATTTTTTTAAACTCGTTAGATAATTCTGGATATTCATTTTCAAATATTTCTGTGGGTGTTGAATAACTTGGTCCTACTATGCTTTGATAAGCAACTCCACCCGCAATTGCTGCTTTGGCATCTGAAATTTCTCTACTACTCATATCTTCGTATTTAGTGATTGAACTACCCATTTATTTGGGATTTTGATTTGAATTTACTATAATATAAATTTAGACAAGTAATTCTGTCATCAGCATCAACTAACATTATAAGTGCTTCCTCAGCATTCTTATAAAAGTCTCCTGTTGAATGATCGCCAATACCAACTCCCTTATTACCTAATAAATCTAATGATAATAATGCTTTAGCTTTATCTGCTTCTGCAGATGTCATAAACATATTGTATAATTCTTTTGTCATTTTAGTATAGTTTTTATCTCTTTTTTATCTAACCCTCTATCCGCCAATATACGACTTATATCTGTGGTATCCAACAAAGTTAGATATTCATTAATTTCTCGTGATGAACATTTAAAGTGGTCTCTTAAGTTGTCTATTAATTGAGGATTTCTTTTTTTAATTGAAGATTTTATGTATTTACTCCATTTATTATTTTTAGGAATAAATTCTTTATATACATTATAAATCATAACTTTTTCTTGAGGTGGGAATTCTTGTACAAGATTAGCTACTTCTATGTAGTCAGTATTCTGGCTCATAAAACGATGAATCATATACGAATTGAATATATCCCAATCCTTGTCAGTAAAAGAAGATGCAGAAGATTTTTTTGAATTAATCTCCTTTATCCAATCAAATATGTTTTTCATTTATACTAATTCCTCTTTTAATTCCTCTCTTAATTCCATTGGAACTCCCTCACCCAATATTTTCATTGTAGTTGGGTCGTAAAATACGGGAATAGGCATGATAGCATCATTATCTGTTCCTGCTACGAATTTAGAAATTTTTCTTAGGATAACTCCGCTCATAAAGATGCTTCCACCTTCTTCGTTTCTCATTCCTGTTGTGTTAGTTAAATCTATGTTTAACTGTGGATTTTGTGGTGCTTTACTCATAATTATTTGTTATTTATTAAATTTGTTATTAAACTTATGCAATTTATTTCTTTGTCTAAACGAAAATTAGCCTTATATTGATGATCGTTTATTAATATAGCTGCTGTACCTTCTTTATTTGGTAGATATTTACCAGCATTATCAAATAGATATCTAAATAGATCTTCAAAATCATCAACGTTTGAATCAGCGAGTATCTGTCTTATCTTCTTGATTTGGGGTTTAGGTAATTGTAATTCACCTACTATAGCAGACATATAACCAGTGGAAATAAGTAAAGATGCGTCTATCTTTAGGTTACCTCCAGTGCTACTTGATTGAATTGTGTTAAGCATTTTTCTAATGTCAGGATAAAACCTGTTAACAATTTTCCCAATGGCAGTGGGCTCATAACTAATGCTTTCAATATCACAAATAGTGGCTAAATGTGCTGCTACCTCTTTCTTGGTAGGTGGTACTATTTTAAATGTTTGACATCTTGATTGTAAGGGGTCAATAATTCTTTCTACATAATTACAGGTTAAAATAAACCTAGTAGTACGGGAAAATGTTTCAATAATATTACGAAGTGAAGCCTGTGCTTGTATTGTAAGAAAATCAGCTTCATATAAAATTACCACTTTAAGTGGTTTAAAGGAAGCGACACTTGCAAAACTTGATACTTTATCTCTAATAGTTTCAATTCCTCTTTCATCGGAGGCATTAATATAAAGATGATCGCAATCTAGGTTTCTAACACAAAGTTTAGCAAGTGTTGTTTTACCAGTACCTGCAGGTCCATAAAATAAATAATTTTGTATGTCATTATCAGCTAACTGATTAGCAATTGATGCTTTTAAGCTCTTATTACCAACATACGTATCTAATGTTAAGGGTCTATGTTTTTCGTTTAATAAACTATTTTCTTTAGTACTCACCATATATAGAGAATTTCTGTTCTTTTGGTTTTTCAATTATAACTTCTTCAGCGTCAATAGCAAATAATTTACCTGCTAATGGTGCTAATTTATATTCACCCTTAAATCCTGTCTTAGTCATATACGCTTCTAAGGTATCAGTTAGGGTTTTATGCACTGGACCGCTTGGTTCATTTGCAATTAATCTCCATCTATCACCTGGAGGTACTCTCCTGGCAATTAATATGTCTTTTTCTATTGTTTTTGTTTGTTCCATGTCGTGAATATACGAAAAATAAATGGGGGAGACAAGCTCCCCCAATTAAATTATTTAGATTCTGCTACAGATGCTTTTTTATAGTCAGTAATAAGATTTTTAATCTTCATTGCTGCTTTTCTAGCTCTCTGTTGTGATGCTTTTGTAGTACCACTGTGTTCTGCTGCTAAGGTATTGAAATTTTCTTCAATCGCCTCAAATAATTCTTGTTTGTTCATTGTTTATTATTTATTGATTATTAATATTAATTTTTACATCATTCCTTCACCCATTTGGGCGTTAGAATCTAACATTCTCATTTTTTCTAATTGAGATGTTTTATCTTGAGTTAAAGTACATTCAGTTAATAGAACTGTTCCTGCTACTGATGCTGCATTTTCAAGAGCTAATCTAGTTACTTTAGTTGGGTCAATTATACCTGCTTCTTTGAAATCTTCAACAATTTCAGTTTTAAGGTTATACGATTCCCATGTAGTATTATCTTTTATAATATCACGTGCTAAAATACTAGAATCTGTTGTAGGAACACCTGCATTTGTTAGAATTTGTTCAAAAGGCATACCACAAGCATCATATACAATTTGTGCTCCAATACTACCTTTAGTAATAGATTCACGTGCAACTAGTAAAGCTTTTCCACCTCCAGGTACAATACCTTCTTCGATTGCAGCTTTTGTAGCATGTAATGCATCATCAACTCTATCTTTTCTTTCTAACATCTCAGTTTCAGTACTTCCACCTACGTGTACAATAGCTACTCCTCCAACAAATTTTGATAATCTGTTTTGTAGTTGTTCTTGTTCGTATGGTGTTTTACTTTTTGTAATTTGTTCTTGTAGTTGGTCAATACGAGTTGAGATTGCATCTACATCTCCTTTTCCATCTACGATAGTTGTTTGTTCTTTGGTAATTGTTGCAATTCTTGCTTCACCAAACCAATCCCAACTAAATTTATCAAGTTTCATACCTTTATCTTTACTAAATACAACACCACCAGTTAAGTTAGCAATATCTTCTAAGACAAGTTTTCTTCTTTCACCAAAATCAGGAGCTTTAACAGCACATACACTAACTGTACCTCTCATTTTATTTACAATTAATGTAGCTAATGCTTCATTATCAATGTCCTCAGCAATAATTAGTAATGATTTACCTTGTGATGATACTGCTTCTAATATAGGTAGTAATTCTTTTACAGTATTTAATCTCTGGTCTAAAATTAAAATAGAAGGATTGTCTAATGTACAAGACATAGTGTTATTATCAGTTATAAAATAAGGTGATTTATAACCTCTCTGGAACTGCATACCTTCTACTGTTTCAAGATAAGTATCTCCGGTTTTAGACTCTTCAATGTGTACTACACCTTCTAAACCTACTTTATCGATTGATTGAGCAATTAATTTACCTGTTTCGCTATCATTATTTGCTGATATAGTGGCAATTTGTTCTAATTGGTCTTCTTGTGAAATATCTTCGGATACGTTATTTCTTAACTCACCTGTTACTTCTTTGATAGCCCCTTCAATTTGTCTTTTAATTTCTACAGCATTTTCTCCATTATCAAGATGAGATAATCCTTTTCTAATCATTTCTCTTGCTAATAAAGTAGAGGTAGTTGTTCCATCCCCTGCTTTTTCAGCTGTTTTAACTGCTGCTTGTTTAATTAGTAATACTCCTAATTCTTCACTAGGATCATCTAATAAAAATGATTTTGCAACTGTTACTCCGTCTTTAGTTGATTGAGGTGCTTCTTGTGCTCCTCTAAAAATTACTACATTTCGACCATTTGGTCCTAAAGTAGCGACAACTGCATCTGCAAGTTTGTCTATACCGTTTTGTAGTTTTGTTCTGGCATCTTTGCCATAATGAATCTTTGTTTCCATTTCTTAATTGTTAGTTTATTATTCAGTTACGTCTTGAACTTTTGCAAGCACTTGATTTTCTGGGCCTATGTAATACTCTACTCCATCAAATGGTAGTTTTGTAAAACCCTGTGTTGGAAGTACTACTCTATCCCCAATTTTTACTTGTGGAACTAATAATACTCCACTGATAGTATATCTACCAGGACCTACTGCGATAACTTCACCGAAGGTATTTGTATCTTTCCCCATATCAGGAACGATAATGTTACCATAGACAGTCTCTTCTGTTTCTATGGGTTTAACGATGACTGCATCATAAAATGCTTTTAACTCTTTCATTTACGTACTGTTTTAAATTGGTTGTTACTTGTTCATAATTCTCTATATACTCACTTAATTTACTATAATCTTTATTATTAGCTTGTAATTCAGCTATCCTTACTAGAGCTGCTCCTAAAGTAGGATAGTAATACAAGGACTTTTCATAAGTCGTAGTTTTACCATTAGCTCTAAAATGGGTTGCATCTGACGTTACATTCATTTTAATGGTGTAACTGTACTCGTCTTTAGTAATAAAGTAAGGTTCCAGTAAGGGATCGGTAATAGTCTTAATAGACTTTCTTTTTGTTGTCATTTATAACGATTTATTATTATACGTGAATATACGAACAATAATGCGCTAGGACACGCTTTTTTGGTAAAACTTTTATTTTATTTTGATTGTTTTTGGTTTTTTAGAT